TGTGCGTCATGAGCCATACGACCACATTCCTTTTGCGGCGTTCTGCCCAGACCCAGAGCCACACACGTTCTTCGGGCAGTCGTTAGCCGACATCACGATGGATATCCAGAACATCAAGTCGCACATCCTTCGCAACCAGTTAGACTCACTGGCGCAGTCGATTCACCCACGCATGGCCGTTGTTGAAGGTCAGGCGAACTTGGAAGACGTGCTGAACTCGGAAGTAGGCGGGATTATCCGTATGCGAGCGCCGAACATGGTGCAGTCGTTCTCTCAGCCGTTTGTCGGACAACAAGCGTTCCCGATGATGGCGTACATGGATGAAGTGAAGCAATCGCGTACCGGTATCAACCGTGCGGCGGCAGGCTTGGATGCTGATGCTCTCCAGTCAACAACGAAGACAGCGGTTGCGGCGACTGTCACGGCGGCACGTCAGCACCTAGAGTTGATTGCTCGCATCTTCGCAGAAACCGGCATGACTGATCTATTCAAGGGGTTACTGAAGCTGACTATCTTGCATCAGGACCAACCGCAGATGGTTCGTTTACGGAATGAGTTCGTGCAAGTTGACCCACGCGCATGGCAAGCAGGTTTCGACGTAACAGTGAACGTTGCGCTTGGCGGAGTGGATGATGAGCAGAAGATGATACTTCTTGAGTCGATCGCTCAGCGTCAGGAAAACGTGATCTCGCAGTTCGGATTAGATAATCCACTTGTCACCTTATCTCAGTACAGAAATACTGTCGGCAAGATTATCGAAACGGCGGGTATTAAGGATGTCGATAATTACTTCCTTGATCCGAATGGTCCGCAGGCTCAGCAGATTATGGCGCAGGCGTCCCAGAAGCCGAAGAAGCCAAGACCTGAAGAGATTCTCGCGCAGGCTGAGATTGCGAAGACACAAGCCGAAACGCAAGCACGGATTGCGGCGATGAACTTGGATCGCGAGAAGATGTTCATGGAAGATGAGCGCAAGCGCGATGAACTGGATGCGAAGATCTCGATGGAAGCGTTGGAGCTTCAGGCGAAGTACGGAACTCAGATCGACGTGGCGCAACTCAAAGCTGAGATCGAGCGTGAGAAGATGACGATCCGTGAACGCGGAGCCACATTAAGACAGATGATGAATAACGCACCACGAGGTGACTAATGATCTTTACAAGACGGGACGTTGAGCTTGGAGAGAAGGCTCGATCCGTCGTCGAGAACGAGACATACAAGGACGCACTTGTTACTGTTCGTAACAGGTACGTCGAGTCTCTTATCAACACGGCGGAGGATGAATCGGCCAAACGCGAAAAGGCGTATATGGCGATCAGGATGCTAGAAGAGGTGGAAGCACAGCTTGTTAGCGTTATGGACAAGGGAAAGTTGGCAAAACAATACCTTGACAAACTAAACCGTAGATAAGGGATAATGTAACCATGAGTGACACCCAAGAAACTGGATCACTATCAGTCAAACAAGCCGCTAACGTATTTGGCGGGCTAATGGAAGCGAACGCTCAACCGGAAGCCGTTGAACAGGAAGTGGTAGAAGAGTCCGAAGCAAATGCAGAGGACGTTGAGGTAGAGGACACGTCGACCGAGGAATTTAGCGAGGACTCGGAATATGACCCCGAAACCAGTCAGGAAGAAACGGACGAAGCGAACGAAGAAGAGAGCGCCCAGACTTACACCGTCAGAGTAGATGGTGAAGAAGTCCAAGTGTCGATCGATGAATTGTTGAGCGGGTATTCGCGGACTCAGGACTATACGCGTAAAACGATGGCACTAGCGGATCAGCGCAAGTCACTGGAAACAGAGCTTGAACAGATCCGGAGCGAACGCGCACAGCTAACGCAGGTTCTTGAGCAAATTGATGTTCAGGACCAAGAGCAAGAGCCAAACTGGGATGCGCTATATCAGCAAGACCCACAGCAATGGCTCATTCAGCGTGAAGTGTGGCGCGAAAGGCAAGAGCGTAAACGCGCACTTGTCGAGGAGAAACAGCGGTTGCTCCAAGCGCAGGAAGCGGACAAACAGCGAATCGTCGCACAGTTTGTTGAGCAAGAACGAGGCAGATTAGCCGAGGTTCTCCCTCAGTGGCGTGATGAGAAAGTAGCGAAGGCAGAGAAGGCGAAAGTGGCCGACTATGCCAAGAAGATCGGATTCACCGATCAGGAGATCGCTCAGTTCTACGATCACCGCGCTGTGACAACGCTCTATAAGGCGATGAAGTTCGATGAGCTTCAAAGCGGTAAACCAAAGGCTAAGAAGCAGGCGACGCCTGTTGCGAAAGCCGGAGCCGCGACAACAACGCCTAAAGGTCGAGATGCCTATCGTAAATCGCAACAACGACTCGCAAAGACAGGCAAGGTCGCAGACGCGGCTAATGCATTTAAACATTTGCTAGGTTAGGAGATTTAACTCATGGCAACTTTTACTACCTATGACGCGGTTGGTATCCGCGAAGAACTGGCTGATGTTATCTACAACATCTCGCCAGAAGAAACTCCGTTCATCTCTAACGTTGGACGTAAGTCTGTTGCGAACACATTGTTTGAGTTCCAGACAGATTCATTGGCTTCAGTCGATACAACTAACGCCGTTGTTGAAGGCGCAGGCGCAACTGCATCTGACGCTTCCGCAACTGCTACTAAGCGGATGCAGAACTACACGCAGATCAGCCGCAAGGTCGTTTCGATCTCTGGAACTGAAGAAGTCGTTAACAAGGCAGGTCGTAACTCTGAATTGAGCTACCAATTGGCTAAGAAGTCATCTGAGTTGAAGCGCGACATGGAAGCAATCCTTACACGCAACCAAGCGGCTGACGCAGGCGATTCCTCAAACGCCCGTAACACTGCATCTTTGGAAGCGTGGCTCCGCACTAACACTAGCCGTTCTACTGCGGGTACAACTGACGGTGCAAACCCAACGTTGTCTGGCACAACTTCTGGCTACCCAAATGCGGCGGCAACAGATGCTTCTAACGACGGACTTCGCGAGTTCACCGAAACTCTTTTGAAGGATGTTATTCAGAGCGTGTGGACAGAAGGTGGCGACCCATCAATCTTGATGGTAGGACCAACTCAGAAGCAGAAGGCATCAACCTTCACAGGTATCGCATCACAGCGTTACATGGCTCCAAACGACGGCCCAACAACAATCATTGGAGCCGCCGATATCTATATTTCAGACTTTGGTAGCGTCTCGATTGTTCCTAACAGATTTCAACGTGACCGTTCTGCGTTCGTTCTCGATCCAGAATACGCGTCAGTGAACTACCTCCGTGATTTCGAGGTTGTTGACTTGGCCCGCGTCGGTGACTCTGAGCAGAAACTTGTTCAGGTTGAATACGGTCTGGAAATCAGCAACGAAGCCGCTCACGGTGTGATTGCAGATATCGACGTTACTGCCTAAGTAGCGTAACCACGGAAGGGGCTTCGGCCCCTTCTTTTTATCTAAAGGTGTTGCATGGGAAACAAAAAAGTATTCAGCCATGATCCGATGACTGGGATCACTAAGTATTGGCACGATAATCAGGATGGCACGGTAACGATCGAAAGCGATCAGGATGTTAGTGAGATCCTGAAAGCGAACCAAGCGAATCGCAGTTCTTTCGAGAAGGGCGACAAGTGGGGAGAGATGAGTCGTGTCGCTTCTATTCCTTTGACTGTATACTATGACCTGAAGCAGAAAGGTATTCTGGATGACCAAGCCGCAATGAAGAAGTGGCTTAATGATCCAGACAACGAATTGTTCAGGACTCGCAAAGGTAAAGTCTAATGGCGATTACGAACTACGGTGAACTGAAGAGCGCGGTTGGCGACTTCCTAAACCGTTCAGATTTAACATCGGTGATCCCAACGTTCATCGATTTCGCGGAAGCAGAGTTCAACCGAGTTCTTCGCATCCGCCAAATGATTGCCCGCGCAGAAGCCGTGATAGACTCTCGCTTCAGTGCTGTACCGGCTGACTTCCTAGAGGCAAAGGACTTGGCGATTGTTACGGGAAATCCGGTGACGCCATTGCAGTTCATAACTCAGCAGGAAACGGCGCAACTTAGAAACACAACCATCACGAGCGCGGGCAAACCTACTTTCTTCACTGTGGTTGGCGATCAGTTTGAATATTTGCCAACCCCTGACGGCGAATACAGCTTGGAGATGACGTACTACGCAAACATCACTCCATTGGCGAGCGATTCAGATACCAACTGGTTGCTGACAGATTATCCAGATCTTTACCTGTATACTTCGCTTATGCACTCGGCTCCTTACCTGAAGGATGACGAGAGAATTGGTATTTGGGCGAACCTTGCGAAGAAAGCAAAAGAAGAGTTGGTTGAGTCAGACTTTTCAGCATCTTACGCAGGATCAACACCACGAATCAGAGTTAGGAGCTTTGGATAATGAGTTTTTCAAACTATCTTGAAACAGAGTTGTTGGATCATGTATTCGCGAATAACGCGTACACAGCACCATCGACTTTGTATTTAGCGTTGCACACAGCCTCACCTGCTGAAGATGGATCAGGCGCAGAAGTATCTACGTCAGGCACAGCTTACGCGAGACAGACCGTTGCTTTTACTGTGTCAGGGAACACAGCAACGACTAGCGCGGCAGTTGAGTACCCAACAGCAACAGCGAACTTCGGAACAGTGACACACGTTGGTATCTGGGATGCTTCAACATCTGGGAATTTGATTGCGTATGCGGCATTAACCACATCAAAGACAATCGAGACAGGTGATGTGTTCCGTGTTCCTGCCGGTGATCTCGACATCACTCTGGACTAAACGATGCCAAGCAGTCGCGTTGGTTACGGGTACGGCACATATGGATCTGACGATTTTGGCGTAGAGGGTGTCTTAGCGACATCTTCTGCGACCGCCACGGCATCCGTAACCACAACAACAACTGCAACAAGAATACAGAACGCCAGTGCGGTTGCTTCTTCAGCCGCATCAAGCTCATGCGATTCAACCCGTGTCAGGGAATCGGACTCACTTGTCTCTTCGACCGCATCAACTGCATCGGTTGGTGAGCAATTCGTTCTCAAGCTATCAACAGATTACCCATACGGGCTTGGCGCATATGGGACAAACAGCTACGGCACGGATGAACTGCAAACTGTTGTTTACGCAATAGCCGCAGTAACCGCGACCTGCTCTCGCGTGAAGGTCGCGTCTGCGTCAATTAGCGCGTCATCTTCGACGGACTCTTCAGCGAAACGTGTCAGGGAAAGCGACACAGCAATCACTTCCGCGTCTACTGCAACCGCGACTGGGCAGTTCAGCGTTACGGCGTCTGCCGCAAGTGCGCCAACAGCAAGGGTGTCATCAAGCTGTGTTCGTATTAGAATAGTGACTGAGGTTGACACTGTGCAGTCAACGTCTGGCGTTCTAGCAACGGCCAGAGAGAAATGGGAACCGATTGTTATTACTCCACAAAGTTGGAGTACAATAGACGCAACAGCAGAGACGTGGACGCCAATAGCGGACACCGCAGAGATTTGGACAGAGGTAGCTTAAATGGCTGATACAACGACCACTACATACAGTTTGACCAAACCAGAGGTCGGCGCATCAACAGACACTTGGGGAACCAAGATTAACAACAACCTAGACTCCATTGATGATCTTCTGGATGGAACAACCGCGATCTCGCCAAACCTATCTACGCTGACGATTGGCGGAACTGCGATAACTGCAACTGCGGCAGAGTTGAACTACGTCGACGGTGTAACCTCAGCGATCCAAACGCAACTCGATGCGAAGGTCAGCACAAGCGACATCGGCACATCAGTACAAGCCTATGACGCTGACAACGCGGTCACCGATGCGGCACAGACTTTCACAGCATCACAGCGTGGCACAGTCACTACTGATAACGATCTGTCATTCGACATGAACGTGACCAATTTCTTCAAATGCACACCAACAGGCAACGGTACACTGACGTTCACGAACATCACAGCAGGACAGTCTGGCAACATCTGGCTAGACAACTCTGGCGGTCACACTATCTCAGCCGCCGCTACCACATACATTGCCAGTGCAGACCTCACTACCATCTCAACAGCAGGTGTTTACTTCCTGTCGTACTACTCTGATGGT